TCATTCCTTCTTCGAGGACAGCCACTTTATTGGAGTTGGAACTGCCGCCAAAGGCAGCCTGCCAGCTTTCTCTGACCCTCTGCGAGTCTTTGATGGTGCTTGGGTGTTCCAATACACCACCCGGTGTTGCACCGTTAGCAAAGAACTTGGCACCGTATTCCTCGCAGGCAATCGCCATGCCGATGGCGTTCTTTGCCATAGCAATGGGACTGTAGCCTACAAGACCATCAAACCCAAGACCGGGGATATGAAGCACATCGGAAGGCTGCAGGGTTACTGCAAATTCCTTATTTTTAATAGCTTCATCGGGGCCACGGTAATAGGTGTAATAGAGATGTCCGTTTTCATCCCTGTCCACACTCATCTTGTTTGGCATCAAAGGGTAAAGTGCCACCACCTCGTTTTTGCCGTTACGGATAACCTGTGCGTAGGCGTTACCCCACAGGAGCAGATGGGTCATGAGTGTCTCTCGGAACACGAAAGAACTCATTTCCGGATTCGGCTCATCATGGAGCAGTCGGTAAAGCGGATGGTCGATGGCTTTTTCCTTGCCGCCGTCATCGTTATATTTGTAAAGATGCAAAGGCAAGCCTGCCACTGCTTCTGCAAGGATACGGACACAGGAATACACTGCCGTCATCTGCATAGCAGAACGCTCGGTTACTGCCTTGCCGGACGTCGTACCGCCCATGTAAAAGGTGTAGGCGCTGCCCGCCGTTCTGTTTTCGGGCTTATCTCTGGACTTAAACATTCCCGTAAAAATACCCATATCAAATCACGCTCCTTCCTAAATAAACAAAATGCCACGGTCATCGTAAACCGAAGCACTGTTGGTGTTGCCACAGCGGATTGCACGGTCGAGTGCCATAATCGTTGCAACGGCACCGTCAATCTTTTCTGTGGATTTGGCTTTGTCTGCTTTGATGTTTCCGGCAGGGTCAGTCTTGATGTAGATGTTATCCATCATCCACCTAAGAACCGGATGCCCGCCGTGAGCCAGTTTTTTCTCCATCGCAAGTTTCATCAGTTCCTTGGTCGGAGGGGACATATCTTTATAGCCCTGTCCGAAAGGCACTACCGTGAATCCCATGCCCTCAAGGTTCTGCACCATTTGAACAGCACCCCAACGGTCATAGGCGATTTCACGGATGTTGTATTTCTCACCCAGGGACTCGATGAATTTCTCGATGTATCCGTAATGGACTACATTGCCCTCGGTAGTCATAAGCAAGTCCTGTCGTTCCCAAATGTCATACGGCACATGGTCACGGCGGACACGCAGGTCGATGTTATCTTCCGGTATCCAGAAATACGGCAGAATGATATATTTATCATCCTCGTCTTCCGGTGGGAATACCAACACGAATGCCGTAATATCCATAGTGCTTGAAAGGTCAAGTCCACCGTAACAGACACGGCCTTCCAATTCGGATTTGTCGGTAGGAAATGCACAGGCATCCCACACCGCCATCGGCATCCAACGGACAGCCTGCTTTACCCACTGATTCAACCTTAACTGACGGAAAGCGTTCTCTTCGCCTGGGTTCTGCTTTGCCTGCTCACAGGCTTGCTGCACCTTATCGATACCGACCGTCACACCAAGAGATGGATTTGCTTTCTTCCATACTTCTGGGTCAGTCCAGTCATCATCGTCCTTTGCACCGTAAATCACAGGGTAGAAGGTAGGGTCAACTTTACGACCCTCAATAATATCCTTTGCTTTCTGATGGATTTCGTAGCAAATGGACTGTGTATCATTTCCCGCAGTGGTGATTAGGAAATATAACGGCTGCATTCTTGCATCGCCGGAACCCTTGGTCATAACATCAAACAGTTTTCTGTTCGGTTGGGTATGCAGCTCATCAAAAATGACGCCGTGGGTATTGAAACCATGCTTGTTTGCCACATCTGCCGACAAGGCCTTGTACTTACTGCCTGTGGGATTGTAGGTCATGGTCTTTTGGCTTGCCTGGATGGTCATTTTATTCTTCAGCAAAGGACTTCGCCGTACCATTTCCAAAGCCACATCAAATACGATTCGTGCCTGGTCTTTATCCGCAGCACAGCCATAAACTTCTGCACCGGGTTCAAAATCAGCACAGAGCAGATACAGTGCCACCGCCGCTGCCAGTTCTGACTTGCCCTGTTTTTTGGGTATTTCAATGTAGGCAGTGTTGAACTGCCTATATCCGTTTGGTTTCAAAATGCCGAAAATGTCACGGATAATCTGCTCCTGCCAGTCAATCAGTTCAAATGGTTTTCCATCCCATGTGCCTTTGGTGTGACAGCAGAATTTTTCGATAAAGCATACTGCATGGTCGGCGGCATCCTTATCGTAGTAGCTGCCCTCCGCCATAAAGCGGGTTGGTTTGTAGTTTTTCAGTTTTCGCAAATGCCGTCACCTCCTCAAAAATGGCATAAAAAATAGCCGCCACCATAATCGGTGCGACCGTCATATACGAGGAACAGAGCCTCACGGCTCCGTCCTGCCTTTACAGGATTTTTTAATTGTGTTCGTTCAGCAAAATGCAAAGGGCAAGGTTTGCTTCTTTGGTTGCAGGCTCTACATCCCAACCTCTGTCGTAGTCGGCAATAATCTCGCCATCGAGTTTCAGCATCAGCTTACTGATTTTACCGCCGTTGATGCCGAATCGGCTGCCTTCCTCATAAACCTTAATCCAGTAGTGGACTGCCTTGTAACCGCCGTCCGGCTTTGGAATGCCGATTGTTCCTTCTTTCCACATAGTCAGTCCTCCATTTCGCCTGTCAGAATGAAGTGGGTGTATTCCTTTCGGTGTTCCTCCAGATACACCACCAATTCGTAAAAATGCATCTCGTTGGCAATATACTGTACCATCGGCACATCAAACATATTGGTTCGTCCGGTTGCTCGGATGGCGAGTATCTGTTCCTTGATTTTATTCATCGGTGCAGACCTCCTTGCCCATAAGCAGTTCCGTATAAATCTTGGTGTAGCGTTCACACTCGCTGCCCTCGGAACCCGCAATGGCTCTAAGGTAGAAGTCGGCAGCCTCTTTTCTGCTGTCCCAAACTTCTGTCTGACCGTAGCAGGTAATCTTCACGGCATCCAGTTTTCGACAAATATCGACACCGTACACCACATTCAAGCCGGAGCCTGTATCCCATCTGACCATGATGGATGCGGTATCATCCACCCCTCGAACCGTACCCTTTGTACCAACGGGTGGTGCCTGCACATCTTCCATCTGCACCAGTTCCACACGGCATCCTACAGGGTAGGCTTTGCGTACACGCTCCACTGTTTCTTTATTCGGAAATCTCATGCTTGGCACCTCCTTTGAAAGCACTGCTGCCGGAAAGGTTACGGAGCAGGATTTTTCGCTCGGTCTTGTATTCGTTTCCGATAAAGCCGAGGCGGAGGAGAAAACAGCGGAATGCGTATTTCTCGTTGTCCACCGCTTTTTCCGTGGCGCTGATGCGTTTCTGATTTTTACTCATTTCGCAAAGGGCAGCAATGAGGTGGCTGTAAGCCTTGACCTCATCGGCATCCAATCCATCTTCGAACCAAGGGAAGGAAATCCTGTCCTCGCCGATTTCGATTGGTGTTGCCGGGATGCCAAGCGCCTTCTTAATAAGACCGCCCTTGGCATCCAGAAGGTTTGTAAGGTTACCGACCGCAACCTTATCAAGGGGAATCGCCACCGTAAGCCCCACTGTTTCGCCCTGTGGCTCGTTTTCGGCGGGGGTAAGGTAATCCGGCGGGCAATCTTCCATCGGCTCTTCTTCGGAAATTACAGGCTCCTGCTGTTTGCTGTCATACTCTGAGATGTCGCTTTCAAACCCCTCATCGTAAAGATGCTCCAGAAGTCTTTCAATGACCTCACTGTCTGCCATATCGTCAAACAGCAGGTTGCCTTCCTTGTCGATTGTGAAGTAGTCCACTTCGTATGCGCAGGTGGGAACTCCCTTGTACCTGCAGTCTGCCTCAAGCCATTTAGCTATGGTCTGTGCCAGTTCCTTTCGTTTTTTACCAGGAACATTGTAATGAATTCTCATTGTGAGTACCTCCTTTAATTTTCGGTACTACATATATCACTCTAAAGGCTCAAAATAGCAAGTAATATGTGCAAAATACAAGGGAGAAAGTTTGTAGATTTACACCCCTTCATTTTGTGTATAGTACACGATGCCCGTCAGCACATAGACCACATTGGGCAGTGCCACGCCGTTGCCCCACATCTTATACTCCGCCGAATCAGAATGAGGGTTTTGCAGCCACTTGAATATCTGTTTTCGTGTCTTTGGTTTGCTTGATGTTCCCACAATCTTACGATGTGTTTCAAAGATTTCTGCCCACCGTGTGAGTTCCTCTTCAGAAGGAAGTTTCTCACCAAGGTCAGCACACCACCAATCCGGAAATCCCTGGAGCCTTGCACACTCCGTTGGAGTGAGTCTGCGGACAATGTATTCCAGATCCGAATCTGTGTCATTGACAAGCGGAGGGTCTTTGTAATCCGTAGCTACTAAAGTGTTGGCAAGTTCCTCTTCCGCAGAAGTAAAGAACGATGCCTTGCTGCTTGAGTAGGTGGGAACGGCAACCGCATCGGGTCCCGTGGCTTTCAGTGTGGAATTGACACCCTCATCACTGATTCCCATATTCCTTGCGAAGTTCTGACCGCAGTTATAACTTTCACGGTCAATGGCGTAAACAACGGCGTGGCGGTCAACGGTATTTAAGGTGTACATGACATCACTTTCCGCATAACCGTTACCGTGGTGGGAAGGACGGAAGCCGTTGCCTTCCACGATGGCAATGCCGCCCTGGTTGCAGGTAGGGTTACCACCGTTCCCATCAAGGGTACGGGAGGTATCTGCTTTATAAAAACCGCTGTTGGGGTTTGCCGATTTCATGGCATTGCTGTCCTTGGAGCAGACACCGAAAGCGGTCGGCTCTACCACAAACGGCTGATTGTTTCCGCCTGTGCCGTAAGTAGCCGCCACGGTCTGTGCCACATCAAGGGGACCCACATAGCGGGTATCCTGGGAGTGATTTTCATAAACGGTTGCAGGAACAACGCCCGCTCGGAGCGTTGGAGATTTTTCCGTCTCATAGCCAATGCCACGGCTGTCGGCAGAATGCTCCGTACAAAATCCCGCAGACTCCATCACGCAAGGTGGATGGTGTGCCTCGGCACGGAGGGTGCAGGTCACATCATCGGTGACATCCATTCGGTCGCCACCCTGGTCATTTAAGACGATGCCTGTCGCAGGAGTGCTTTCTTCAGAAGTTCCGGCAGTTCTTTTCCACGGGCATCGGCTCGCCTCAAGATTCCTAAGCAAGCCTTCTGACTCAAATAATATTTTTCCGGCACACCCACCATTAAAATCTGCGACAAGATAGATACGTCTTCTTCTCTGGGGAACTCCCCAATACTGCGCGTCAACGCATCTCCATGCGATACTGAAACCGTCTCCCAACAGTTCTCCTGCTCCTGTCCATTTTCCTTTTGGAGGACAAGGTACAGCATAGTCGCCTTTGACGGATGCGACTGCTTCGAGGACGGCTTTGAAATCTTCTCCTGCGTTTGAGGAGAAGGCACCGGGGACATTTTCCCACACGATGTATCTTGGATATTCGCCATTGGTTTTACACCTCATTTCTTTTACGATTCGGATTGCTTCGTAGAACA